ACAGGACTTTAGACTCTTGGACATTCGCAATCGAATCAAGGAACTTAGGCATGTGAGAGCTTCGGAGCTTGCGGCCAATCCCGCGAACTGGCGGACCCATCCCAAATCGCAGCAGGACGCATTACGGGGCATCCTAGCGGAAGTGGGGGTTGTGGATGCGTTGATAGCCAGGGAGCGGGAGGATGGCACGCTAGAGCTAATCGACGGGCATTTGCGGGCGGATACGGAGCCGAACACGGAATGGCCGGTGTTGGTGTTGGATGTGGACGAGGCGGAGGCCAAGAAAATCCTGGCATCATTCGATCCATTAGCGGCAATGGCTGAGACTGACGCGGCGAAACTTGACGCACTGCTTCGGGAAGTGAATACCGGGAATGAGGCGTTGTCTCAAATGTTCGCGGACCTGGCGGAGGATGCCGGGCTGTATCTGGATCGGCAGATGAGTGCTGAAGCTCCTGAAGATTTTGCAGAAGTGAACGAGAACATTGAAACGCAACATCAGTGTCCCAAGTGCGGCTATCAGTGGAGTGGAGAGAGTTCGTAATGGAATACCGCGTAATTCATGACACGGGGGGGCTAGCCCTAATAGATGGGTTAAGGATCGTGACGTGACAGATTTACCTTGCCCGACAATTACATGCGGAATCGGGGGAATGAATAGTTTCCATTTTTTTATTGAGTTAAGAGAAAGAAAGTCCGTGGTGATGACAACTGACAAGCCACCCTACCGGATTCCCTTGATGGATGAGATTCGGGCCATTCCCTGGAATGGCTTCAAGGTCGCTAGCACATTCAGCGGCGCGGGCGGGTCTTGTACTGGCTATCGCATGGCAGGTTTCAAAATCGTTTGGGCAAATGAGTTCGTTCCCATCGCACAAGAATCCTACAAGATAAATGCTGCCGAAGATTGCATTCTTGACTCTCGCGACATCCGGCAGATTCAACCGAAGGAAATCCTCGAAGTGACCGGACTCAAGAAAGGCGAGATTGACTTGTTCGATGGTTCGCCGCCCTGTCAGGCATTTTCTACGGCTGGCAAACGGGAAAAGGGCTGGGGCAAAGGTAAGCGATATGAGCATGGCGCGGTCCAATGCAATGAACAGCTTTTTGATGAATACATCCGGTTGCTTCGGGGTTTAATGCCGAAAACCTTCGTCGCCGAGAATGTCTCAGGACTCGTTAAGGGCAAAGCCAAAGGGTTCTTCCTGGAAATCCTCAAGGAACTCAAGGCAAGCGGCTACCGCGTGATCTGTCGCGTTCTGGATGCTCAATGGCTGGGCGTGCCTCAGACTCGACAGCGGACGATTTTCGTGGGCGTCAGGGAAGATTTGGGAGTTGAGCCAGTTCATCCGAAGCCGCTTTCTTATCGGTACAGCGTGCGAGATGCTTTGCCTTGGATTGGGAAAGCTATTCACGATACGAGCGGCATTATGTCCGGTGGAGAAGTGACCGATTCGCCATCTCCGGCTGTGATGGCGAATCGGTCAGGAACTCATTTCATTGAGGTTCAATCCGGTGCATATCCCAAGAAGTTCAGCAGCGCGGACCAGCCTAGTCCTGCCGGCGACGACGGCAGGACCACGGAGATTCGTTCGCTCCCTCCTTCAAGATTGAAGGAGGGAGCCTATGGCATTCCTGATGTGAAACCAGACGAACCCTGCCGCACTGTCACAACGGCATCACCTGGGAATAATCTGGCAGTGCCTTACGGCATCACGCGCCGCAAATTCACCATTGATGAACTGAAAAGAATCTGCGCCTTCCCAGATGATTTCATTCTCAAAGGCTCTTACAGCCAACAATGGGAACGCCTCGGGAACAGCGTTCCGCCGGTGATGATGAAATACATAGCTGAAACAGTCAGAGATGAGATTTTATTGAAGGTGACAGCATGACCGGACCACGAGGACCAGCCCCGACCCCGACCCCGATTCTGAAACTCCGGGGAAGCCGACTCGCCAAGGGCCGCGAGAAGCAAGGAGAGCCTTCGCCCGAACGCGGCAGGCCGGAGCGCCCATCGAACATCGTCAGCGAATCCCGCAAGCTCTGGACGAAGCTGACGGGATTGCTCGATGACATGGGCGTCCTGACTAAGATCGACGGCGGCCAGTTGGAACGCTACTGCCTGATGTTCGTCCAATGGCGACAACTTCAGCGGGTGATCCAACGGATGAGCGGGACGGATGACGCCTTGATTCTCTCGCTAAAGCGCGACGACACCCGGCCCATCCTCCGCAACGCTTGGGCTGAATCTCACCGGCTGGATGCGGCGCTAAAGCAAATCGAAATGCAATTCGGCCTGACTCCGGCGGCCCGCGCCCGATTGTCCTGCCTAGTCAACGGCAATTCGGACGGGGTGAATAAAGACGACCGGGAAACGTTCTTCTTTTCGGGGGCCGGGTAGTGCTTGCACCTTCGGAAATCATCGGCGACTTGCGGGAACTGCTGTTGCAGATTCCAGGCTATGACTCCATCGCCACGGCGGGGGATTGCGTCTTCGATGAGAAGGAAGCCGTCAAGGCGATGGAGTTTTTTCCCAAGTGCCTGAAGCACGTCGAAGGGGCAATGGCCGGGAAGCCGTTCGTTTTGGAGACGTGGCAACAGTCGATTATTGCGAACCTGTTTGGTTGGAAGCGAAAGCATCCGAAGCACGGGTGGATCAGACGGTTCAAGGAAGTCTTGATCTATGTCCCAAGAAAGAATGGAAAATCTCCCTTGGCCGCAGGCATCGCCCTATTCATGCTGTTCTGCGACCCGATGCCGGGGAAGCAATGCTATCTCGCGGCGTGCGACCGGGAGCAGGCCAGTATCGTCTACCGGCACTGCAAAGGCATGATCCAACAAGAACCGCTCCTGGAAAAGCGGTGCAAAATCTACGGCGGCACGGCGAACGCTTATCAGAGTCGAACCATTGTCAGAGAGGAAGAGGGGTCGTTCCTGCGGGTTGTTTCTGCCGACGCGGACTCGAAGCACGGCGGGAACACCTATCTGGCGATCATCGACGAACTGCACGCGCAGCCGAATCGGGAACTGGTGGACGTGCTCACAACCTCAATGGCCTCGGAGAACATTCCCCAATCGCTGATGCTCTACATCACGACGGCGGATTACAACCACGTTTCGATTTGCAACGAGAAGCACGAATACGGCTGCAAGGTGAGAGACCAGGAAGTCAATGACCAGGCTTTTCTTCCCGTCATTTTTGAAACTGACATCGAAGCCGATTGGACGGACCCGAAGACTTGGGAGAAGGCCAACCCGAATCTTGGAATTTCCGTCAGCCTGGATTACCTGGAACGCGAATGTCAAAAGGCGAAGGAAATTCCCGCTTACGAAAACACCTTCAGGAGACTCCATCTCGACCAGAAAACCCAGCAGGACGTGCGGGCCATCCCGATGGATCAATGGGACGTTTGCGGCCAGGGCGCAAAGCCGAAGGAATGGCGGCAACGGATGCTGCAAATGCTGCTCAAGCAGAAGTGCGCCGGCGGCTTGGACCTCGGCAGCGTATCCGACCTGACGGCGCTAGCCCTCTTGTTCGGGGATTACGAGAACGGCTATGACGTGCTGCCGTTCTTCTGGTGTCCCGCGGTGAATGCGGAGAAGCGCTCCCGGCGTGACGGCGTGGATTACGTCCAATGGGCGAATGCGGGATTTATAACACTGACCGAGGGGAATGAAACCGATTACCAGAAAGTCCGCCGGGACATCAACCAATTGGCAGACCAGTACGGGATTTACGAACTGGCGGCGGATAGGCTGTTTCAAGGGGCGCAGCTTTGCCAGGACTTGATCTCCGACGGGATGAACGTCACGGCCTTCGGACAGGGTTACCAGTCAATGGCGGCTCCCACGCGGGCCTTCCTTGACCTTGTCTCCGGTGGCAGGCTCAGGCACGGTAACAACCCTGTCCTTCGTTGGATGGCGCAGAACGCGGCCACGGAAAGCCAATCGGGGGAAGCGGAAGCCGTCTTGAAATTCAGCAAAAAGAAATCCACGGAAAAGATTGACGGGATTATTGCGACGTGTCAGGCATTGGGAATCGCGATGTTGAACCCCGAAGAATCCATCTACAAGAAGCGAGGGGCCATCTCGATTGGGGACGACGAAGGGGGAGATTATCAAGACGATTACGAGGAAGAGGATGCGTATAGCCATTGGAGCTAAAGCGATTTTCAAAGCCTTGAGCAACAACGTGAACGAAATCCTTTTCATCCTCGGATCGTCGGCGGCGGTGTTCGGGGTGTGGCAAATCCACCCGGCAACGGCTTGGGTTGTCGGTGGCTTGGAGTTGGTTTGGCTGGCTCTGATTGGCGCGAGAAAGGCGGGCGGCTGATGGGGTTCCTGTCGAATTTTATGAGCGGTCCCGTGCATGGGCGGGGCGACATCCTGGAGCGCTGGCTGTTCGGTTTGGGCGGGGCCAAAGTCACATCCGGCGTGCGTGTGAACAACGAAACCGCCATGAACTATTCGGCGGTGTGGGCGGCAACGCGACTTCTGACCGGAACCATGTCCACCTTGCCGAGAGAGCTTTACGTTCAAAGCGGGAGATCGAAGAACCCAGCCAGCGGCCACCCCACGCGAACGATGTTCAAGCGGCGTCCCAATGAATACCAGGGCGGCGTATCGCATTTGGAGCAGCAGCTTAACTTTCTCATCAACTGGGGCAATGCGTTCGCGGAAAAGGGGCGCGATGAATTCGGGCGAGTGACACACCTTTGGCCAATCCATCCGGAGCGGGTTCAATGGAACGAAAGCGAGGAATTGTACTACGTTCGCAATGATGACGGGGTTTCCGTATCGCCATTTACCGAGGACGAGATTTTCCACGTTCCCGGCTTGTTTGCTTGCGACGGTCGATTCGGCAAAGGCGTGATCCATCATGCAGCGGAATCTATTGGGATTGGTTTGGCAACGGAACAATTCGGGGCGGCGTTCTTCGGCAACGGGGCCGGGCCTGCGATGGTGATGACGCACCCTAAGACATTGGGACAGGAAGCGGCGGACAACCTTCGGCGAAGTTGGGCGAAGCGGTACAACGGACCAAACAAGGCGAATGGCCTGCTTGTGCTGGAAGAAGGCACGACGGTTAGCCCGATCACGATTGCGCCAGAGGCTGCGCAGTTCCTTCAGACGCGACAGTTCAATGTGACGGAAATCGCGCGCTGGTACAACGTCCCTCCGCACTTACTGAGGGAGCTTTCCAAGTCGAGCTTCAATAATATCGAGTCCGAAAGCCTGCACTTCATTTTGATTTCCGTCCTGCCGTGGCTTGTGCGGTGGGAGGACGAATGCAACCGACAACTGTTGATGGAGCACGAGCAGGAGAGCCACTTCTTCAAGTTCATTGTGCATGGCCTCCTGCGCGGCGACATGAAAACCCAATCGCAGTTCTTCAAGGAAATGTGGGGGATCGGCGTCTATGATATTGATGAGATTCGGGAACTCTTGGATATGAACCCGGTTCCCGGCGGCGATACTCGCGTGATTCCGCTCAACATGGCACGGCTGAAAGAAGACGAACCGGAACCCGTTGACGGGACAACCGAAGCCTCTGGCGCGTCTGGTGGAACCGAAGGCGGCGACGTGCAGGCGACGGCACTTAACGGGGCACAGATCACGGCTCTGTTGCAACTCGGCCAAATGCTCGCAATGGGGCAAATGCCGAGCGAAGGGACGCGGGCGATGATTCAAGGTTCGTTCCCGCTCATGGATCGTGACCTGATTGACAAGATGGTTGATGACATCGCCAAGTTTGCCAAGGAGAACCCGCCGCCTGAACCCGTTGACAAACAAGAGGACGAACTGCCGGACGATGAAGACGAACAACCCGCCGACGATTCCGCAAGCCAGGCCGCGCTCGCCGCAGTCCGCTATTCGCTGTCATGTGTGCTCACTGGTCTAATAGGTTACGAATCCCGGCAAGCCGTTCGCATGGCCGCGAAGCCGAGAGAGTTCGAGGCGAAATGCACGGCGTTCTACGACGGCCCGTTCAAGCGGACGTTCGCTAATCAGGTCGGGCCACTGCTCGCCGGTTGTGGATTGC